CGCCCAGGTGCGGCAGGGCGACCATCTGAAGTCCTTCCAGTGCACGTAGTCCACACAGATGCGCTGGTCGGTGATGCGCTTCAAGGGCTCGCTCTGGAAAGCCGCAGGGGTATCGAACCCATCGTCCCCGGGGGAGCCTGCGGAGGCGTGCGGCTGCGTGGCCTGCGCATCGTTGGTCAACTGTCCACCGGCCTGGGTCGGCACATCCTCCGTCTCGGTTTCCAGCCTCAACCATGCGCAGGCCATACCCGGGATAAGCCTGTCCTGCACCGACTGGCGCATCACCGCGTCAAACTGGTCCTCCGGGTCGTTCAGGTCCGTTTCCAGGCAGCGCTGGAGAATAAGGGCGCCTACTCGGGCAATCTGGTCGCGGTAATCCGCATATCTCCGATTCACCTCCGGCTTGGGCAGGTCGGCATATAGCGCGGACTCCAGAATATTGGTGTTCGCATAATAGATATTGAACCACTTCTTGTCGGCGTTGATATCGCCGCGCTCATCGAGAAACCGCTCGTTGGCGATGATGCCCCGCTTGATGAACTTTTCGAGTTCTTTTTCCGCCGCGTCGATCTCCATTTCCCACAGCGCCCGGGGAGAAATATCCTCCGGGGCTTCAATCGAGCCTTGGGTGACAAGGGCGAGCGGGGTCGTCATGGCATGTTGCGGGTCGTGGCGAGGGATCTATCTCCGTGCAGCGTTTCCAGGTTATAGCCGAGATGCGGGGTCCAGCGCCGGGAAGCGGAGTCCCGGGCGGATTGTAGGACATTATCACTGGAAATCAAGTCCGGAATATCGGCGTGCACCGCGATGGCCAGATACCGCAGCGCATCCATGTAATCGCTAGTCCAGTCGTGGACGGGAATATCGGAAAACATCAGCTTGTCCTCGTCCCACTCCCGGTGGTATCCCTTCATCGCTTCAATGAAATCGTCAGCGACCCCACCCCCCTCGGGGTCTGCCGGGTTGATAGGGTGGTTGTCGATTGTGAGACGGGGAAAGAGACGGCGGGTTGCCGAGATGCCATCGTGCACCGCGTGATGAGGGACCATGCGGGGGGTGATGTCGAAGGCGAGGAACTGCTCGACGATGCTCCGACCCGTCTGCAGATTTTTCGCCCTGGCGTCATGCGGTAACCAAACCGTGCCGATCTCGGACGGGAACGAGTGGATGTCATCGATGTGGTGGAAGATGTCCTTGCCCTGGGTGGCGTAGACGTTGACGATCCGAATCTGGCCCGCGTGGATCTGGTAGGCGATGCGGACGGTGGCATCCGTGAACCCCAGGTCGTAGACGAAGTGGGTGGGCAGGATCGGGTCGAATAGTGGGGTGGAGGAGACTCGGTTGGAGAGGAAGAGTTCATTGACTTCACTAGCGTAGATCGCCCCCTTCAGCGCAGCGTCGAAGGAGCACATGTACTCCTGGGCGAACTCCTCCTCGTCCATGTCCGCCCTCAGGTCATCGAGTTCACGCTGGGGGACGAGGCCGGAAGTGTCGGCTCTCAGGGTGAGGAGGAAATGGCGGAGGGGGTCTTTGCGGGCTTTGTTGACCTGCTCCCAGAAGAGGTTCTTGCCCCGTGGAGTAGAAGCGAAAACGCCCCAGCCATTCCGGTCCGATAGCGCTGGACGCAGAACCTGTGAGAAGACAGAAGGTTTCCAAAGTGCATACTCATCGCCCACGGCACCGTCGAGATACATGCCCCGGAGTGAATCAGCATTGTCAGCGCCCAGGCAGTAGATGGTGGAGTTTCCGGTGAGGGTGACTCTGAGTTCGCTTTCGGATGGGGGAGCAGTCCAGTACGGGCGCGAGTAGTTCTTGAGATATCGCCATGCGACCCGCTTGGCTTGTCGATACGTTGGTCCGATGTAGGCATATTGCGGGTCCGGTCGTGGGTTGTCGTGTTCGTCCCTGAGGGGTGTACACCCGGCGATTATCAGGTCGTTCACCAGCGCAATCGTCTTCCCGGCCCTGCGGTGTGTCACCAGCGTCGCCCACCTCTGTGGGCGATTATGAAATCCCACAAATGCTTGCCTAGGGGTGTAGATCATCGTCACCTCCGCTGTATGGTCCCTCCTCAGCGACAGCCCCCCTCTCCTCCTGGTATGCCAGCCTGCGCGCCGTCAGCCAGGGAGGCCACTCATCGTGCGCCCTGTCCGGTGGAGCGGGGAGCACCGGGGCGATCGTTTGTTGCGTTTGGCGGGCATAGAGCTTCAGGAAGGCCCCGGGGTAGCGGTCGGCGAACAGCAGAAGACGGGGAATGCCTCCCCAGGCTTCGAAGGCCAACTGGAACGCCTCGGCTGCGCTTGTGTGGAGGGCTGGAGGAAGGTGGGAATGGTGCAGGCCATCGGAGAGGAGGGTGGTCAGTTCGTCTGAAAGTTTTACTTTCGTTGCCTGCAGCGCAACCAGCAGTTCGGACAGATTGGTTTCTTGGGCAGGAGTGGTCATGTCATTGTCCAGTCAGACTATCGATTTTTCAAGACTGTGGAGATGGACTTCCGAGCCGCCGCGAGGGGAGGGGGGCCTGCCTGTGATGCCACCCCCGTCGCGAATCGCCAGCACACGAACGATGCGAGCACGAACGATCAGCACGTCAATCATTGGTGTGCACATCATTAGATCCCTCATGAGTACCAGGGAGCGCACCCTGCTGGAACCCTGCGAAGCGCTGGCCGTTCAGGTAGTCCCGGGGAGGGGGGACAGCCGGGGTCGATGTGCTCCCTTGGATGGCGGAGGGGGAGACATAGGCCCAGAGCAGGAGTTCACGGCAAGCTTCCACAGCCGGTCTTCCCTCACCCTGAGCAAGGCGCGCCAGATGCATGAGTGCGATCGGCGCGAGCCGACGCGCCAGGGCCGCAGGGGATAGCGAACCATCAGGCGACAGCAAGCTTTCGTTCCCCTCGCGCAGCGTACCGACTTCATCTACGGAACAGCGTCCGGCCAGAGCATCGTCCGGGAGCCAAATGATGTCGGGAACCATGGTCGCAAGAGTACAACGATTCGCACCGTCCCCCACGACCCCTGCAAGCATCGTGGGGGGCCGCAGCAAGTGCGGCCCCGAAAATCCCGAAAACCCCCTTATACAGTATTATCTCGAAGATGTAAGTAAGTGTGTGCGCGTGTGCGCGTGTGTAAGCGCGTGGGGTGTGTGTGAGAAAGATCATGGTGCAAGGTGTTTTCGGGGTTTTTCGGCATTTGCTCACAATTTAAAACTCTGGCGCAACATATCCATCCCAAAAAAGTATTGACAATACCTATTCCCATCCTGAGTTTCCGCTGCATCGCTAAGCTTTTGAGCTTTCCACTCAAAACCACTCAATTGACATTCCATCCCTGATGTGCTGCGCATCGCTGGCGCGCGCTGTTCCCCCTATTCGAGTGGTCTTCCCCTAGTTCCCGGAGTGAGTTTCGGTGTGCCATAATTGGCCATCAACAAACGAAAGGCACACTGTGAAAACCACCCCCCTGACCCCGAATCAAGTCCGCCATGAGTTCGCCCAGCGCAAGGCCGTGCTGCGCGGTGAAGCCCTGTCCGACATTGAGCAGTTGATGTCTTGCATGCGCGACTGCTACGAGAAGCGCGAAATCCTCGCCATCCTGGCCCGCACCGACGAAGCCCTGGCCACGATGCGCACCGAGTACAGGGCTCGCCTCGCCGCTGCCGGGGAATGAGCATGAAGGGCTCGCTGTTCTACCCGCTCTCGCTGCAGATCGCCGACACCGCCCGGGTTCACGGGCTAGCCTGGACTGCGGCCTACTACGCCCGGCGGGGCGTCCCCCTGTTCGAGTTCACCCTGCTGGCGCGCGGCGCTGGTCTCATCTGAAAGGCACACACCATGCTGACCAAAGGCGCTTCCCTGACTTCCGTTCAAACCCCCCTGTCCGTCCCAGAAATCCTGCGCGCTACTGCGCAGGAGTATCGGGAAGATGCCCAAGAGTTGCGCTGCGCTTGGCAAGACCAAGGCGCTGGCCTTGTTTGGGACAAGCTCGCCGACATCCTCGACAAGGCCGCACTGCAGGCTGACGCTGCCGTTGCCAAATACTTCAAGTAGGGAGACAACAATGCATACCCACTTCTTCACTTCCTACGATGGCGCGCTAGTGCGCTACTCCGATGGTGTCGCGGTGCGCGAGAACTACTCCCGCACTCACTCCCTCATTGAAACCAGCCTGCAGCTACGCGCCACTCTGCGTGCGCCCAAGTACGCTCACGGAGGCTATCCGCTGTTTCTGCTGGCCGACGACGGTGAATCGCTGTGTTTCGATTGCGCACGCGAGAACTACTCACTGCTTGCGCGCGCCATGCGCGATCAGTCCCGCGATGGCTGGCGCGTAGTCGGCTGTGACGTGAATTGGGAAGACCCCGGCATGTACTGCGCGCACTGCTCGAAGTGCATTTCCTCCGCTTACGCGAACGACGAGGAATGAACCATGTTCGATGTCCGTCTCATCAACTTCGACTTGACCCATTGGTTTGCCACTCGCAGCGAGCAGTTTGCCTATGCCGCTCGCTGCGGTTTCGAACATCAACTTGTCTCCAAGGAATGAACATGCTCTCCATCCCCAATCTCGACGCCATGACGAATGAGGAACTCATGCGCTTTGCCAATGAAACCAACAAGGCCAATGGAGGCCGCAAGCTGGGCATCGTTGGCAAGGGCTCGGTGCGCATCACGAAGGACTTGGTCAACTACGCGTGGAACAGATCCACTGCGATGCGCTGCCGCATCCGGGGTGATATCCAGACTGCGCTGCACTATGAGGACATCTGCGATCGCATCTATCAAGACTTGCCAGAGTGCGTGCGCTGGTAAGTGACCACACGTTATGCACTCACAAATGAGTGCATAGCGGGTATCATTGCCCTGTCAGACAACACAAGGACACAGCACCATGGCACACGAAATCACCATTCGCAAAAATGGCTTTGCCGAGATGGCATCCCGCTCGCAAGAGTGGCATAGCGCCGACACGAACCATCAGATCATCACGAACGATGACTCCATGGAGGATATCGAGCGGAAGGCAGGAATGGACTGGAAACTGCAGCGCGCCAAGGTCCGTTTCGCGACCGGCCACGCCCAAGGCGCTGCAGACTGGTCCATGATGGACGATCAACACGTCATTCTCCGCTCGGACACCAAGCAATCCTTTGGCATCGTTTCCGACAAGTTCAAGCTGGTTCAATTCAGGCAGGTATTGGAGTTCTTCAAGACCCTCACCGACTCCGCGGGGTTCAGGATCGAAACGGCGGGAACGCTGTTCGGAGGGAGGAAATTCTGGACGCTGGCCTCTATCGGTGACACGTGCGAGATCGTCCCCGGGGACAAGGTAGGCGGTTACCTCCTGCTGGCGACTGCATGCGATGGCAGCATGGCCACCACGGGCCAATTCACATCAGTCCGCGTCGTCTGCAATAACACCCTGTCGATGTCCCTCGCGGGCGATGGCAAGCACAAGGTCAGCCACCGCACCACGTTCTCCCCCGAGGCGATGCGTTCAAAACTCGGGATCGCGCATGAGATGTTCGGCGACTTCGCGCGCCAGAGTGCCAAGCTGGCGGATAAGCAAGTATCGAAGGATCGCGCTGAGCGTTTGCTCCTCTCCCTGCTCGCACCGCAACTCGAAACCGTGAAAGCGCCGACGCTGGAGCAAATCGAGAAAGTCACGGAATCCGCTGCCTTCACGAAGATCCTCGCCCTCTTCAATGGCGACGGTCGCGGTGCCCGTATGGACGGTGTGAAGGGCACGGGATGGGGATGGCTGAACGCTGTGACTGAGTATGCAGACCACCACGTGCGCGCTACCTCTGACGAAAACCGCATGCACTCCGCATGGTTCGGACCCGGCGCCGACTTGAAGGCCCGCGCGCTGGAGCTTGTCACTGCGCTGTAAGCCAACTCCATCAGTCCATTCCCGCGAGTGGACTGATGGGGCAACCTTGCCCGTTGACTAGGACACACATCATGCAAGCCATCGCCACCAAGTTCATCCCTGCCACCAATACCCGCAGCAATCGTTTATCGGCGCATGCCGCTGCCGGACGCATCGTTGTCGAGTGGGACTACGGCCTGCCCGACGAACAGAATCACGTGAAGGCCGCTCAAGCCCTCTGCGACAAGCTGGAGTGGCCCTGGGCATTTGTCACGGGCACGCTGCCCGATGGCACCGTAGTTCACGTTTCTCTCCCCGATGGGTTCGTACCCGCATGATCTACTCCATCATGGTGACATATGCTGGCGGGAAAACCTGCCTGCATCACTTCAAGCATCGTTCACTCGCCGTTGCCTGGGCCAACAGCCTCATGGACGATCCGACAGTAGAGCGAATCGAGTCCGATCATCTTCGATTGACAAAAACAGGGAAGTGGAAATGATGCGTTTACTCGCTGCCATACAGATAGTTTTCTACCTACTTTGCTGGGCCGTCTCTCTTCTCGTATGGCCGGTTTGCTTCGCAGTGCTGTTCCTCATCAGATGAGCGGATATAATGGAGCACCAAAAGGATAACGAAATGAACATCGAGCGTAGAAACCGCCTCGCCTCCATCGCCGACAACCTGCTGAAACTGCTCGATGCCGTCACCTCGGTGCAGTCCGAGGAGCAGGAAACCTTCGACAACCTCCCCGAAGCTTTCCAGCAGGGGGAGAAAGGGCAGGTTAGCGAAGCGACCATCGCTGCCATGGACGAGGCTCTGGATGCACTGAGCACCGCCATCGTCGCCATCAATACCGCCAGGGAGTAACCATGCCCAGAACCCCAGCCATCACCGACCCCGCCTCTTCCCTCGCCCAATGCAAGGCGACGATGAAACAGGCCTTTTCCGCGTTCATGGAGCACCGAGGCAACGCGACACAGGCTGCCATCGCATTGGGTAACGCGGCCATGCAGGCAAAAGAGCACCTCCCCCATGCGGAGTTCGTCCCCTGGATCGAGAAAAACTTCAAGTTCTCGCCCCAATGGGTCCGGGTCTGCATGCGGGCCGCCGAAACGTGGAACGAAAGCCGGAAGAAGGCCCTGCCCTTCGAGGTGACGCTGGCCGTCATGCGCGCCAATACCGCCGAGAAACTCGCTGCGCTGCGGCCCGAGGTGACGGGCAAGCCGCCCAAGCAACGGGCAAGGAAGGCGACTCCCGCTCCCGTGCCCGAGGAGGAAACCGTGATCCTCGACGCCCCCAGCTTCGAGGACCGCGAGGCTGCCCTGATCGCCCGCGAGCAGGCCTGCGATGCCCGGGAGGCGTGGCTGGACGAACGCGAAGCCGCCCTGGACGAACGCGAGGCTCGCCTGGCAGCCCTCGAAGAGGGTAAACCCTTACCCGCAGCGACCTTGGACGCCGGGAAGAAGACCATTCGCGCCGGGAAGGCCCCCAGGAAGGTCACAAAAGGCCCTAGGAGGCTCGATCAGCCCCCGCCCGGTACCGTAGGTAGTCCGGACGCCTCCAACGCCTCTGAGGCCTTCTAATCGCTGTGGGAAAGAATCCCAGACCCCCAGGCCGCCCTGTTCTGCCCCCCGGCGAGAAGCTGGGCTCCATCACCCTGCGCCTGAAGCCCGCCGATATCGAGAAGCTGCGGGCGCTGGGGGGCCGTCACTGGGTGCAGGAGAAACTGAAGAGGGCAAAACCATGACCCCTACTGAAGTAGGTTGGCTGTGCTTTGCTCTTTTCCTGATATCGAACTGGCGGGAATGGCGCATGGTCTTCTTTTTCATTTTTCTCGGCGGAGTTGCGGCGCTGGCGATGTATATCGGTGGAGTGCTAAAGTAGCGGTGCAGGGCGTGGTTTCTCTGCAGTGTGCCTAGACTTCCCGCTTCCTCAGCGGTTGCGCGGCCTTCGGGCCGCCTTCTTTTTTCAGATGTCCAGTGTGAGCCCGGGATCGTCCCGTGGGGTCTTCGATTCCCGGCTTTTCTCGTAGTGCTCGCGCAACCACGTGCGGTCGGCCTCGCTGGCGAAGTACTGGAACAGTTCGTCGCGCACCTTGAACCAGCGCTCCTCGTTGGGCTGGCGATGCTGTTTCAGGACGCGCGCATTCGGGTGCTCGTAGACTTCGATGAAGCCGTGGTCGAGCAGGGCTTGAATCCACCTTTTATGCTGCTCTTTCCTCTCCGCCGTGACGGCTCCCCTCAATCGTCTCGGCCCCTTGTAGGTGAGATCCCCGCGCACGATGATGCGCCCCTCGGGCACCTGGGGGTCGTCCATGGTCACCCGGTAGGCGATGAAGTTCATCAACTCATCGCCGAACTCCGTGACGCCTGCGGCGATGCGGTAGAAGAACTCCTGCAGCTTGGCGAGGAAACCCTCGGTGAACCGCACCGCGCGCTGCAGATTCGGGTAAGTGATCCTCACCGTACGCCGGACCCGTGCATTGTCTTTCCCCGCATCCTCCTCGGTACGTGGCAGGATCACCTCCTCGCAGGCCGTCATGCCGCCTTCGATGAACTCGTAGGCTTGGAGAAGGGTCGCGCACGTCATGATCCTCATGTCGTACTTTCTCCACCAGTTGACGTAGCCGACCGGGTAGCACTCCTTGACCAGTTGCAGGTTGATGGCTTCGCGCTTGCCGATATAGCCCAGCCACTTGTCGGCCGCTTCATCGTCCAGCACGAAGCGCATATCGCGCAGGCCCCGCAGTTTCAGGAGCATCGCTCCCATGGCCTTGTCGGCATCGGGCACCAGCTTGGTCGGGTCGCGTTCCTGCCGGTGCGCGATGACGCTGATGGTGTGCCGGGCCATCAGGCCGGAGTCCACCATCGCGAGAAAGCCTTTCCAGTTCGTCACCTTGTCGATGGTGGTGGTCATGACCAGCGTGGCCAGCGCTTCGGGAATCATGTAGAGCTTGGTCACGAGGCGCTTGTTGAACATGGAACCATCGTAGGCCGCGCAGACCGCGTTGCTCATGGCGTTGACGGCGTTATCGCGGTGATGCAAGGCTGCGCCATCGTAGAAGCCCATCGCCTCCTCGCTGGCCATCAGGAGCCGCTCGCCGTGGTTGTCGGCAATCTGCGCCATCATCCCTTCAATGGAGG